AAAAAACTTACCGTGCTGTTCAATAGTTTTTAAAAATGAAGACAACATAGTACCTAATTGAATTGCAGGACTATCTAATAAACTTTCATCTAAAGATTCATTATCTTGTGGTTTTTCAAACATAGAGAAAGTTAAACGAGGTTGCCCTTCTTTGTTTTTTACGTCTGTTAAAACTAATATTACTTGCATAATTTTTTTCTTTCTTTCAATTTGAAATACCAAGCGTCAGCTACATGGTATAAAGTTGACGGTTTTAAAGCGTTGCTTTTAATTGAATTACAGCTATGACAAATAATCCAAATATTATCTATCTCATAACCTTTACGACTATCTAATCTATCAACTGTTGGTGAATTACTTTGATTACCTTGAGGGACTAACTGTTGATTACAACAAGGACAAAACGCAGGTGCTTTAGCAATAAGTTGATCTATTGTTAAACCACAATCGTGACCTTTTCTTATTCTTTGATTACATAAAGCATTTGATGCCCATTTACGCCATTTAGGGTTAATGGGTTTCTGCCCAGTTCTTTCCGACTTTGTACTCTGCTGCGAGGGGTACTCGAAGTTTGAGTTGTTCTCCTGCTTCTTGAATAGCTTTAACTGCAATTTGACCTACTTCTTCTGCCAACTCTTGATTAGTTTCTATTTGAAATTCATCGTGGATATTTGCTACCACAAATGCGTCTTTATCTTTAAGTTTTTCCCAAAGAATAACTAAAGCTGTTTTCATAACTATTGCTGCACAACTTTGAATTAAACTATTGAGAGCTGCGTGTCCTGATCGTATTGTTAAAATTCTTTTATCAATAGCTCTTATTTCACCACCGTCTTCTAGTCTTGAAAGTAAATCGTTTTTTATTTCTTTTAAGAAAGGTAATTGTTCATAAAACTTTTCTAATACTTGCTTACCTTCATGTAAAGGCACTTTAAGTATTTCAGCTAACCTACGATAAGAACAACCATAAAGAATTGCATAAAGCATTGTCTTCGCCAGTTGTCTATCTTTTAAATTAACTGCTTTCATATTGTAAGTATGAATATCGCCATTTAAAATTAAATCTGTATATTCTTTCCCACCTTTATAATTACTTATATAATGAGCTAAACATTTAGCTTCAATTCCTGAAGCATCAGCTCCAACTAAAACTTTGTCGACTGAAGGCACAAACAGTTCTCGACATTCTTTTCCATAAAAACTGTGTATACTAGGCACTTGTTGTAAGTTCGGGCTTCGTGCACTCATTCGTCCTGTAACTACATTAGTTACATAAAATGTATGTACTCGACCTTTTTTTACTACCTTTAACCAAGCGTGTTTGCCGTCAGCTAACATACCTAATCTTTTTTCTAAACTTAAATATTCAGCTAATAACTTTGCTTCTGGGTAATCTAATTTATTTAAAGTATCTTCATCTACAATCGGTTGACCTGTTGGAGTAAATTTAACTGGCTTCCAATTACGTAAAGTTATTAATCTATTTGCAATATGTTGTCGAGAAGATGGGTTAAACGTGACCGTTTTGGTTTTCTTTACAGGTACACCTTTCTTATATCCGTATCTTGTCGAGTTAACTTTAGGGGTAAACATACCTAAATCAACTGTCCAACTACCAAATACATTTTCTAATTCTTTTTTTAATTCTGTTGATCGCTTTAACATTTTACCATGTAAAGCAAATCCTTTCTTTTCATCAAACGCAAAACCTTTTCGTTCTTGTTCATTTAAAATAAATGCAACTTGATGTTCTAAATTTATTGAATGTTGTCCAAACTTTTTATCAATTAATTTATTGTAAAGTTTGTGTGTAATTTTTGTATCTTGAATACAATACTCTAACATTTCTTCAGAGAAAGACGACCAATCGTTGGCTTTATTGAAATCGCCTTTCTCTATTTGTAAACGATAACCCCAACTTTCGAGATTATGTTTACCAACCAAATGGTTTAAGATACGTCCTTTCGTTAATAACTTAATATCTAGCTCTTTGATATCTGGGTAGATAAGGCGACTTAAAACTAAAGTGTCGTGCACTAATTCCTTTTTATGGGAATAGCCATACAGTTTTTCAAGCACAGGGAGGTCATACTTGATACCGTTATGGGCGACTATTAAGTTATTACTCATCATATCTAGTCCATTTGGTATTCGGTCACCAACAAAGGTATGAATTTTACCTTCTTGGTTAATAACTAAACAATGGACTTTACTAGGTTCTAGTCCATCTGTTTCAATGTCAAAAATTAATGGTGCTGTCATGTTCAATTAATCTACCCTTCTCGTTGTCGTATTTGAGTTGACATGCAACTCCAGTTATTCCTGCAAATCTATTTTTTAAAATTCTACAAACAGTTTGGTTTTCTTGTTCTGCTGATACATTTCTTTCTACTCCAATTACAACATCTGAAAGTTGTCCAATACTAGCTGAACCTCTTAATTGTCCTAATGAAGTTTTCAAACCATCAGTATGATCTTTATTACCTTCTGGTCTTTTTAAATGTGAAACAATAATTACACCAATATCTAATGCTTGAGTTAACGATCTTAATTTAGTCATTAACACATCAATAGTTTTTCTTTCATCATTAGTTTCTAACCCACTAACAATAATAGAAATATGATCTATAATTAAGTATTCTATATCTAATGCTTTAGCAAAATATCTTATCTTATTTAAAATTGTATCTTCTTGAATTGAACCCCAATGGTCATACATAAAAACATTACCACCACCAACAGTTTCATCAAAACTTTTTTTAAGCTGACTATCACTAATACCTTCTCGATCTATATGTATTGGTTTATTTAAATGTAAACCCATAAGACCTTCACAAGTTCTTTTAATACTTTCTTCTAAACTTATAATACCAACTTTAACATTTTCTTTAATTAGTTTGTATGCAATCTCTTTTGTTAATAATGATTTTCCAATTCCAGACCCACCAGTAACAGTTACAATTTCTTTTTTTCTAATTCCAAATAATTTTCTATTAAGTCCTTCATACGGATAAAATACTTTTGCTTTCTCATCTGCTACTTTAACTACGTCCCAAAGTTCCTCACCTGCAACTACACCGTCAGGTCTATAAACTTTTGCTTCCCACATAGATTTAACAACTTCTTCTTGTCTATTAGCTACAAGCATTTCATTAACGTCTTTTAAGGGTAGTGTTGCTATTTTACATTTACCTACTGTAAATAGTTCTGCAACTTTTTGAGCTGCATCGAAACCATATTTATCTTGGTCAAAAAATAATACAACAGTTTGAAAACTCTCCAAATACTCTAACTGATTTTTAATAGACTTAACTGCTCCATTAACACCGTTAGGTATTCCTACTGTTGCGTATTTATGATTAAAAATTTGAGAGAGTGAAATAGTGTCAATTTCTCCTTCGCAGACACAGCAAATTCGACCTCCACTATTCCACTTCTCTTGACCATATAAGAGGGCTTCTTTTATAGTTCCTAAAGTTCTAAAGTTTTTATCTTTATCTCTAATTTTTTGAAAGATAGGTTGTTTATCTTTATTGTAATACGTTGCTACTTGTACTTTTTGTCCTTTGTCTTCTGCGATTTGGTAGTTCCAAAAAGTCGTACTTTCAAGTGTGATATTTCTTCTCGGCAAAGATTTACACTCGCCTTGTATAAGATTAATAGTATTCGCCATATTTGTTTTATTAGTTTGATTAATTTCTCGATCAGTTTTATTTGCAGACCCATAAGTGTTGCAACTAAAGCAAAAAGTATGCCCATCATCGTATAAGGAATTTGCATCAGACGACCCACAAGATTTACAAGGTAAGTGAGCAATAAACGTACTTTCATTTAACTCCGTTTCTGGTTTCATAATTACTTACCAAACCAATTTGATATATCTTTGTAATTAAAATACATTCTCCAACACCAACTACGTAGCATTGAGATTGCCGTAAAAATTAAAGCAAGATGTATGCTGTTTAAAATTGTAACTTCATATCCAAAAAATGGAAAAACAATAATTTGAGTTAGAATTGCTAAAATAAAACCAGACCCTATATCAATGGCAGTTTCTAATCCTGTCTTTTTAACTACTGTTTCAAATTCTATTTCTCTTTTCATACTTTTGTTCCAAATACTGTTGTTTCTTTTTCTGGTTGGTTGGTGTCATAACTTAATTTAATTCCTTTAGGTTGTAAGGACGTTAATTGAATTTGTAATTCACCGTTTAATTTTTTGTGTTGTTGATTTATTTCTTCTAAATTTAAATTAGCTTTATATAAATCAGTACATCTTGTACTTAATTGTGTAATTTTAGTTCTTAACAAAGCAATCATTTGCGTTTGATCTGAAATAAGAGTTGACGCTTTTGTTAAAGCTGACGCTATACTTTTTTGTTCGTTAGTTATCTTAACTTCATTTTCTAATGTTTTATCGTTTTCTTTATCTCCCATAGCCACTCCTCTGGTATTAATTTATCTGCAAATTGAAAACCATTTTTAGTACACCAATCTGCGTATGTTGTTTTTGACTTTTTATAAATTTTGTTTTTCGAATTACCGAAGACAAATCTAATGTCTAATTTAGGGTGTTGTTGTTTGACGAGGAGATGCTTCATTCTATCTTCTCGCTTTAGATAACCTTTTATTTCAATAATAATTCCATTATCTAATTCTAAATCAGGCGTATACTTATGTTCTTTAGAAGGCTTGAAGTAATGCACTACACATTTCTCATATTTAAAACCAACTTTTCTTTCAGTTAGGTTTTCAATAACAGACACTTCAAGCCCACTTCTAAATTTAGAAGTCGCTTTCTTCTTCTTGCGATACTTCCACATTTTGATTTGCAGGTTTCATTTCAAAACCGTCTTCTTGTGAAAAACCAAATTGTTCTTCTGCGTTTTCCCCACTTCCTTTACCTTCGACTAAATCGATGATTTGGACTGCCTTTAATCTTAAAGTACAACCTGCACCGAGCATATTCGTAAAGTAAGGGACACATTGAAAAGCGACCTTCATTTTTGTACCACTATAGACAGACAATGTTTGTGTAATTGGTATGCCTTTAGCGTCAAATACCTTTGGGCGTTGCTCAAAGTCAGTTCCACTTTTCGTATTTACTTTTGCTTTTAATTTAAAAGTAAACTCAACCTTACCGTCTTTTAACGACTTATAAGGTTTATGGGGAGATAACTTACCTTTATTTTTACTAGCAGCTTCACTAATTGTTTCTTCTACTAAATCAACAATAGGTTTAGCTTGTATTTTAGGTAAAGTTAGTTTCGTTCGATACAATCCGTTATGATCAAATTTAGTATCGGGCGAAAACAAATAAGGATAATTTGCTATACCCTCACTTGTTGTATGCGTTTTTAACTTAATTGTTTTTTGCATATTGTAGTACCTCCATGTGTACACCTAAACTCGTTGTCCTTGATTATTTTTTATTTAAAAATATTTGTTTTAAAATACTTGTTGTAGGATTAAATTTTTTAGTACACGACAACAGTATACAACTTAAAAATAATATTAAAATTATAATTACTATTTTTTTAATTGTTTTATGTTTTATAGATTTACCATAAATAATCATTTACAAATACAACCCATTAAATCTCCACTACCATCATTCATTACATGAACATTAAAAGGTGCATCGTAATATGTTGTTAGGTGCAATCTTAAAATA